CATTCGGTAAAGAACTTCCCGCATCAACTTTAATGTTCATATTAACATCGGCAGTAGTTTTTGTCTCAGTAGTCACACCCGGTTTTATTAACTCAATATACTCACCTAATTTTTTAAGAATTGGATTGTCTTGATCAACTTTTATATTAGTTGCTTCAACTTTTCCTGTTGCACCATATATTTCCGATACTCTATTAACGGTATTTTGTCCGGAATTAATTAAATTATCAGTTGCCCCTTGAGCAATAGCGGCTAATGTTGTTCTTACATTAGTACTTAACTCATCTACAACACTTGATAATGATTCAAAACTAACATTACCTTTAAGTAAATCAATAACACCTGACTCTAAAGGTTGTGTTATACCTTTAAATCCCTCTCTAACGTTTCCTGTGTTAACTCCTGATGTCAATACTTTAACCGATTCTTCTCTAAGAACATTCATTGTATTATAAAACCTATCTATTGCTGGCGTTGACGCTTTACCAAGATTAACCGCCGCTTTAGCACCATTAATACCCGCATCAATAGATTCTAAAACGTTTAACTGATCAATTGCCAATTCCTCAATTGATTTATTTTGATCCGCCTGTTGTTCTTTTAATTTTGTAATTTGATCCGCAGTTAAATCTTTAACATTAATTTCATCCATTTTACCCGTAATGTCGTTTTTAATTTGAATCACCGCTTCACCACCTTTCATTTGAGCCATATTTGCAATTAACGTCTTATCTTCTTCAGATGTCGCAAGACTTGGGAATTTAATTTTAGACATTTTCATATCCAAGTCAGCACTCTTAATTGACATATTCGCCAATTCAGATGCGGTCATACCCATAGCTTCAGCAACTTCTCTTAACCTACGTTTTGCTCCAGGCATTATTTCAAAACCTGAACCATCCGCCTTTAATTTAGTAAATTCTTTAGAAACATTAATTATTTCTTTTTGTAATGCCTCAGGATCATTTTGAGCTAAATCCATCGCAGTCAACGGGTCTAACAACGCACTACTTGAAACTCCTAAACGTTGTAATGCTGCCGACATCTCAATTGCCTTTTCAGGTGACATTAATTTATCTGCTAACAAAAATGTATCTTCCATACTAATACCTAACATAGTCGCCTGTGAGGCCATCTTAGCCAAACCTTTTACTCCATTATCAAAATTAAATAAATTAAGTTGTTTTAAATTATTAACAACTAATCCTGAAACCGCCTGTACATTAACACCAACACTTTTTGCATAATTTGCAACTTCAGCCATTCTGTTACCAACATCGTATAATGACATACCAACCTCTTTAAATTCTTGAGCTAATGATTTTGTTTGAACTCCACTTACCTGAGCGGCAGCACCCATTTCTTTAAGAGCTTCAGTCCCCAAAGTGGTATTAACACCAAGTGACGTTGGAACATCTTTTAATACCTGAAATGCCTCTGTAGAACTAATACCTAATTTTAACATCTCAGGAATAGCATCAGCAATAGTGGTTCTCATTTCACCCATTCTAGCTTTACCAATACCCATTTGATTTGCTAATTCTTGACCACTTTTCATCAAATAGTCAGATCCACTAAAATCTGTTGGGTTTAACGCCTCAAGCATTTTAGACCCTGCGGTTGCTGCGTCATCAAAAACACCTTTAAGCGTTGTTGCTTTAGCGTTAGAATCATCTAAACCTAAACTCTTTGAGTATTCTCCGTAATTACTACTACCACTTGTTTTAGATCCTTCAGTTTTACCATTATCAAATGCCTTATCAGTCTGATCTTTAATATATTTTGCAATCTCTTCGTTGGAGGCGGTTTTAAAATCAAAAGTTCCCATTATTAGTTTTTACTATAAATATTAAGTATTAAGTTTTGGGCGTATTTTCCTCTACTATCTTATCCAAAAGATATTTCCTTATATAGGTTGGTAGTTTTAAGAACTCATTATATGATGTCCTTAAAAATTTTGCCAAGTAATAGAATTCGTCTAATAAAAATTTTGAGTGATTAGAAGAAAGGCCGAAAAAACTCCACCCCAAAGTTGATGACAACATCAACTTTTTCTCCAGATGGGGCGTAAACTGTTTTCCTTAAATCCAATCTCGGCTCGTTTTCTTTAAGGAAATTTCTTATGAACTTAGAATCACCAATTGGCATATTTTGACAAAATACACTTATTTCGTTTCTATCAGGACTACCATTTAACTCAAGAACACATTTATTTAATCTTGTTGTAACTGTAGGTGCGGTATAACCCACAGGATAAGAATCAATTATTTTTGAAATTTCAATTGTATCATACAAACTCAACATTTTAAGTTTCACATCTGCCTTTGATTGTGGTAATTTAACTGTAAATGTCCCATCTTCATCAGGTTGAACTTTAGGTTTTGTAAGATTTAACTCATCTAACATTATAGACGCTTCAAATGATTGACCACTAGTCGGATCAACCGTTACAATCTTATATTCAGGACCAAAAGATGTATTACGCAAAAACAAAAGTATTGCCTCAATATCACTTTCCAATAATTCTTCAGGTCTAATGTCTCTTTCGTAAAGTTTATTTCTTAACAAGGGTAATACAACACTTTCATTAATTGATCTACGAGAATCAATATTTACTAAAATATTTTCATCACTCGCAGTTAAGTAACCAACCTTTATACTTTTCTTTTTTGATTTGTAGAATATACCACCTGAAGGTAGTGTTACCACGTCATGTGGTAAGTTAAAATCCATTTGCCCATGAGCAGCCGTGTCTTGATCCATTTTTTTATATTTTTTTTTAATTTATTATCGCACAAAAAACCGTATACATCATAAATGTACACGGTTAATATTAAAAGTAAATTTTTTTAGTATACTAATATACAACGATCCATACGAATATTTGAAGAGATTCCTGCGATCTTATCAGAGTCATATGATAATGAACCACCATCATATCCTGTTAAGAAAGCTCCTTCTAAAATCCATTTCTCAACAACAACTCCCGTTGGGTCTAACATCTCCAAGTCTACATTTTTCTTGTATCCCGCAGCATAACCCATACGACCTGTTACAGACTCCGCACATAGACGAATCCATTCCATAACCGCTTGAGAAGCAGAAGGTCCAATTGGATCTCTAAACTTAACTGTTATTTCTTCCCAGTTGAATCTACCAGCAACATACGTTTCAGTGTTTAAGAAAGGAATCGCAACTGTGTTAATCTTTAACTTAGGTCTTGAAGTACTTTCCACATACCACTCATTAATTCCAAGTGATGAAGGGAATCTTAAAATCCAACGGTTTTCACGTTTAGGTTCGTAAGGAATTGGCATTTTCATTAACAAATCAGCCATAATTATTTTTTTTAATTTTTAGTTTATTTTAGTTTTTATTATAAATATCACGATAATAAAATTTTTCTATTTACTTACATTTTTTTTGGACATATTCTTCTACTAGACCAGTTAAACTAGTTAATATAATTTCTTTTGTCCTCCTGCAGTTAAATAAGTCTTTAATATATTATCTTCTTTTTTATCAAAATGCTTCTTCATACTTTCTATATTTCTTACATCATCATCTGAAAAACCAATAAATGGTGTAAAGTAGTTACTAATCTTGTTTTTCATAAATGCCTTTTCTTGTAATGAATGTGATAAATTTTTCACATAACTAACAAATTCTTCCATTGCATTTATTTTTCCTTGTTCAGGATTAGTTGCCGAACCTTCTCCGAAAGACACAGGATGAAAACGACACATATCTAAGTAAGATCGTATAAGTTGATCTTTAGATAATTTATCCTCATCAGCCAAATCTCTATACTTTAAAAGGTTTTTTGCTAACTGGTTTGAATCCAACCCATGTTTGTTTTGTTTAATTAATTTGTAAACCGCTTCTTTTAACATAGAAGGAGTATGACCTCTAGCAGTTACAATTGCAAATATTGATCCATTATTAATAGCCTCCACAAAATCATCCCATGCCGGTCCTGTTGGAGCGGTCATTGAGTCTTTTAAAAATTGTTTGTCACCCAATACACCAAAATCTCTGAAAGGTTCTTTATCAAAGGATACTATGGTATGACCTTCATATTCAAAAGGTTCTTTACCAATTTCAGTTCTATATTCCGCGAAATCTTCGGTTGACATTCCAACACTCTTACCCTTATCATCTTTAAGGTATATCTTTGTTGGCATAAACATAAGATTATCATCCCAGTCAAACGCATAATATTTCATTACAGGTGTTTGATTATCCTGTATAATTTCGTTAATAATTTGTTTGACAATAACTTTATGATAATTTTTCATACATTAATAAATATTAGGAAAATAAAAAAAGGGGAACGAATTCCCCTTTTCATTAAATTTAATTATCTGATTAGATATTATCAAACGATGCTCCTGTTGGAGTGATGTAGAATGTTATATCTATGAACTCTAAAGAACGAGTTGGTTTGATATAGATTTTACCTACTAATTGATTTCTATCTAAGTCTTCAGTGTCACTTGAAACCGTAACTCTAAAGTCGTATAAACCTCTGTCTCTTCTGATCGCATCTAAGATCGGATTAACCGAATTTAAGAAGTCTTGTCTTACTTGTTCGTCGTTTTGATCAAACAACAATCTCACAGAAACTGCTGAAATCAATTTACGAGCTTGTAATAATAATCTTCTTACGTTGATTCTATCAAGTGCAGATTCTCTAACTTGAAGAGTCTTGTTACCCCAAATTACCGTACCAACATCAGAGAAGGTTGCGATTGGGTTAATTCTTCCTTGGTAAAGAGTATCTCTATCTTCTTGAGTCAACTTCTTACGAGCTTTGATTGAGTTTACAATACCTCTTGTGTAACCTGCCGCTGCGAACCATGGGAATGCAATGTTATCGGTCAATGCCAAGTTTCTTGTCACCTCAGCCGTTGCTGGGATGTAGATTTGTGTATTGTTCACACTATCACGAGTTAATACCCATGGGTAGTAAGTTGCCGTGTAGTTAGAGTCAATTCCTGTTTGTTCTAAGTTGTCAACCGCTTCTTGTGGGTAGATTAATCCATCACCACCTGTAGTTGTTGGTAAGAACAAGTTGTAGTCAGGAGTTGTTGTGATATACAATGAGTCAGCTCTGTTGTTTTCAATCATATCAATTGTAGATTCAACTAAGTCACTATTGTTTACATAGTCAATACCTGGAGATGTAAATACGTTGATGTTAACCGCTTCAGGATTAGAGAATGTTTGTACCCCTAATAAGTAAGCGTAGTAGTCAGTATTTGCAAAACTTTGTGTTCCATCACCGATTGAGATCTGTTTAAATGCTCCCCATCCTGTAGCATCTGGATATCTTGGTGAAGGACAAGCTCCGTTCAGGAATCCTGTTCTACCAAGAACATATCTGTCTCCGTTTGTTCTGTATTCTCTATAGATATCCCATCCATCAAAACCACCATAGAACATTGTTGTGAATTTTCTTGAGAAAATTCTGTAGTACGGACTTGTTTCAGTTGTAGGTTCTTGTTGGAATGTAGCATCACCAACATAGTATTTAGGTGTTCCACTTGTTGCAAATGCCGGTCCTATTTCAATAACACTAGCGTCTTTATCCATGTGGAATCCTCTTGTTTGATAACCCCATTCAACCCCATCAACATTACATAAGTCAATTGGAGCACGTTTTCCTTTGTATTGGAAGAAGTCAGTATCAAATCCAATGTTATTAGAGAAACCTAAATAGGTTCTTCTAACGTTATCACCATTTGATCTGATGGAATCATCGTTACCGTTTGTAAATCCGAATGGTGGGTTATATATAACTTCACCTGGAAAATCATATTTAGTTTTGTACACAGGGAATGGAGGAACAACACCATCATATTCTCTGATTGTATATCCGTCAAAACCACAAGGTAATGAATCAACAGGTGCATCTTCATTCATCTCAACCATTACAAATTTAGAGTTCAAAGCGTATTCTCCGTCTAAAGATCCGATTTTCTTACCGATGAAATTATTTTGACTTGGATTCATACTACAGTTTGTAAATTTCTCTAAAACTGTTGGGTTAGCATCTGAATCATAGTAATCTCTTACAATTACATCAAACGTTCCATTGGAGAATGACATATTGAAAAGTGAAACTTTAATTTCAGAGTTTGCTGAATTACCGTCAGAAATAGAGTAGAACTTGAATAAGTTAAATACTTTTGTACCTCTTAACTCAGAAACAATCCAAGGAGTACTTGGTGATTGATATCTATCTAAGTACCATCCAATACTATCTTGTTGTCCACTTTGTGCTGAATCTAACGCTATTAATTCTGAACTCAAACCTCTAATATATCCTTTGTTCCATCCGTAGTTTAACAACGCTTGGAATTTCTCTTCTAAGAATAAAGGAACATTTTTTCTTGGTTTTTGGAAGTTAGTTGCTCCAAATACTTTAGAAATATATTGAGAATCTGAAGTTGAGAATGAAGTTTCAAACGTAAATGAAGTACCTTCATCATTTGTAACATTGATTAAAAATGGTAAGTAAGGGTTTTTAGTAACACCTGAATACTGACCACTCATATCTATAGTCACATGATTAATGTCTGTAACTTCAAATACTGGATTTGTAGAGTTCTCATATGTTGCAATACCTCTTGATCTTAATGTACCAACAACTAAATTATCGTACTCAGTGTAAGATGTACCTGTGTAATAATAAATTGTACCATTAATAGTACCTGTATAACAATTGTTATTAACCGCAGTTGGTGTAGGTGTTGGTGACGGCATAGGTGTTGCCGTTGCACATGGGTTAACCACCGATGGTGTTGGTGTCGGTGTGAATGCAATTGTTGTTGTTGTAGTTACAGGTGTTAAAATTAAATCATCTACATAAGCAAAGAATGAGAATCCTGAATAACTATTGTTACCATTGTTAGAAAACAATGAATAATACCAAGGATCATTGAATGGTGACGTATAATCAGTCAAAGTACTTGATACTGAAGGTACACCATAAACATTAGTTTCATTTGTGAAAACTGTTGACAATGTATCGTAGTCAGGTCCGTATATAGAACCGAAATATTCAATTGTGTTAGTTTGTGCGGTAAATGGATTAGCATCTGTTAATACATCAGAAATCAAATTATTGATTTGGGTTTCTAATGTTGATGTGTTACCATTAAATTGCTCAAAAGGAATAGTTAAAAGATTTTCAATTTCATCAGGGAAATTAGTTACATAACTAATTGACGCTTGTGAGTTTGAACACCCCGTAAATTCTACAGTATAATTTAATGTTTTATAATCTGCAGGATCACAATAAGGTAAACAATCAACCAATTGAGGATTCTCACAATAAAAGTCAATCGTATTAGGATCAACATTTGCTTGAGTTATAATAGACCAAGATGGTCCTGCATCATAACCTGAAAGTCCTAAGATTCTTGTTACGAATAATTGATTAGATTGTTGTAAATATGATTTAGCGATGTAAGCCGCCTCATACTTAGGGATTTGTGTGTTTACAAATTTTTCAGCGGATGTACCACCGAAATACGTTTGAAATTCCTCATAATTTTTGATGAATATTGGTTCAAAAGCCGGACCCTTTAAAGTTTCACCTGCAATACCCAATGTGGTAACCCCCACACTTTGTGCTACAAAACTTAAATCCACTTCAGAAGTATAAACACCAGGTGATACGAATACTTTACCGTTAGTTGCCATAATTTAGTTTATTTTTG